TGTACGGAACTCCAAAGAACGACGCCGAGACATGGTCGTACAACGCATGCACCGAGATACTGAACGGCGGAGGAGTGCTTTATGTCGCCAAGCTTCCATATGACAACATATCGAAGGACAGGATATCGTATACGTCATATACGGTCGGAGATAACGGGGCGTTCAGGATAACCCCGACGGACAAGTTCCTCAAGTCGGAGATAGTCAGATTCGACGGAACGGTCGTGACATTGCTCGAGGAACTTCTTGAGATGGAACGCAAGTTTCCGGACGGTCTCTTTGAGCTGTCGGATCCTGAAGCGTTCGAGAACACGTCTCCGCTGGCCAAAAGCCTGATAGACCACGTATTGAAGAGGACATCGTTCGGATGGAAGGACAAGGAGAACTTCACGTCCATCATGCTCTCTGGAGAAAAGGCCAGAGTTGATTCGCCCCTGCTTCTGAGGTCGATCCTTTCGAGGGAACCTGAGTTCTCGACCACGGAAAAGTCGAGACTGGTCGACGTATATGGTTTTGAGGAAAGCGTAATAGACGGAATTAGGATCATATACGACGACTATGTAAGCCTGATGTCCGACTTCTCCAAGACGATAACCCCGGACATGATAGTCCATGCGTATTCGACCTTGAATGAATATGTAGATTCCTCCGAAAATCCTTTGCTTCCGGACGTGTACAAACTTGGTCCGTTCATAAGTTCCATCGAGAAAGGACGTCCGGAACTCGCCGACCTGGATCCTTCCATAGACACGTTTGTCGAAATCCATTCCCATGATGTCGATGAGAAGAAGAGTGGAACCGTGACGATGGACGAGTTCGATCTTCTCAAGACAGGCGGAATAAAGGTCCCGCCAAATCAGATACGAATATTCGACATAACGAGATGCCAGTACGGAAATGACTGGAACGTTCAGACCGGAAGACCTGACGACAAGTATTTCAACCTTGTCCTGGATCAAAACATGGGCATACTAGAACCTCCAACGACAATAGAAAAGTGCATTGCTCGTGGAGAAAACAGGTACACATCAGTGGATGTTCCTGAATGGCCAACCGATAATTTTATGTTTGCCGGATGGTATGACTCTTCCGTTGGCGGAAACATGGTGTACGATCCGTGCGGAAATTGCGTTGCCGGATTGTATTGGACGCATGACAACGAATATTGCAAGTCTGGAGATCTGACAGTATATGCACATTGGGTGGCTGACAACACAGGAGTCGGATTTGACTTATCGTTTGAACCGAATGGCGGAACAATAACGGGTACAGTACCAGACGAGATAGGATATCTGTCGAAAATCAACAATACGGCTCCGGTTCCAACAAGGGAAGGATATCATTTCGTAGGATGGTTTACTAGTTTGTCGGACGGAAAGAAGGTGTACGACAAAGACGGGAACTGCATCATTGGGGAATATTTCTCGGACTGCTTCACACCCGATTCCGTACAATACATCCACGACGGAAACCTGTCGCTATACGCACACTGGGTTCCAGATGCCGAGACCAGGTTTTCGATCACTGCAAATCCAAACGGCGGGTCATACAAAGGAACAAGTAGTCCGTTTGTCAGGACATCGGCTGAGGCCGAATGTCTCAGGTACATGGAAGACCGGTTCTACGACATCGGAAATGCCGGAAGCGACAATCCTACGTGGGAGAACCATAGGTTCTTGGGATGGTTTACTGAACCCGATGGCGGATTACAGGTGTACGACAAGAACGGTCTTGGCATCAAGGATTCGGTTTTCTGGGATAAAAGCGGACGGTATGTCCACGACAAGAACCTCGTATTGTATGCGCACTGGGCATACGACGGATATTCGTCAGACGAATATCTTGGGATTGTTCCGGTCATAACGACAGCCGCGAACGCATTGGCGTATCAGGGACAGATCAAGAGCATGGATTTTGGGGAGAAATACAACCTGATATCGTCGTTGCAGACAGTATGGAACGAAAACCGATACAAATACGACCAGGCTGGCCAGAAGAAATGGATAAACTACGTAGAAGTTGAAGGAAAGAATCTGGCCGAGCCTCTGGGTTCAACAGATGTCGACATATGGACGACCGGAAAGAGCGCATGCGAAAACTTCCCGAAAATAACAACAGGAGCCGACGGAAAGCTTGAACGGAAGTATCTGAAGCAGATCGGTCTTGTTGTGTTTCGCATGATCCGCGACGCCAGCGTAAACAACCTCGTAAGGCTTGTCCCGGCTGAATCCTTCATAGGGTCTCTCGATCCGAACGAGCGGGATCCGGTCACGAACAGGTCTCTGTATATCGGAAATCAGGTCAACACCAACTCCAACCTCGTCAATTTCTTCTCGAACGTCAAGTTCTCCAGGAAGGACGACGTGGTACGGGACACTCCGTGCGACCTTGCGTCGATCTATTGCATATCGAACCAGGACATCACGTCGCTCGGATTCTTTGCCTCTGACAGGATGAAAGACATATCGGTCAAGAAATCCATACTCGAACCCCTTGATCTGATATTCAACAACGCCTCGAACACCAACACGCTCGACCTTGACATAATCCTTGACGCCGGTGTGTCGAACATAGCCCAGTTCATAGCTTCGACAAAGGTCATCCGCGAGAACAAGGACGGGACGAAAACGAAAATAACGAACAGGCTGGACAGAAAGGGCGAGTTCGACCTCCTTGGAGACGACGCAAAGCTGTTTTCTCAGAACTCCCCGGACGCTTCCGTCGTGTGGAGGCTTGTGGTCGAAAAATACAAGAACTTCTGCCAGAACGTCAGAAAGGACTGCATGTTCATATGCGACGGCCTCAGGAACATATGCCTCGACGGAAACCAGAAGATCATAAGAAGGACTGCTCCCGCGAATACGGTGGAGAACTCGATACTTCCATACATCAAGAACATCTCCGGGATCAACACTTCCTATGGAGCCGGATACTGCGACTGGTTCCTGACGCAGGACTCGTGGAGCAACGACCTGTTCTGGTGTCCTCCGTCGATAAAGACCGTAGGAAGGTATCTCTACACGGACAAATACGGATCTTATTGGCTTGCTCCAGCCGGTCTCCACAGAGGCATACTGAACGACGTGGTGGACATTGCGTTCTCGATGACTGATTCACAGGCCGGGTTTGTCTACGGAAACTGCTGGAACTACGCCACGAGCTGGCCCATAGACGGAATAGCGGTAGAGGGGCAGAGGACGTTCCAGGTTGAGAAGACAGCCCTTGACCGGGTCAACGTAAGACGCCTGTTGCTCGGTCTGGAGAAGAGCGTAAGGCGAATCGGGCGGTATTTCCTGTACGAAGGGCTGACGCAATACAACGTCCAAAGGTTCTCCGACGCCTTGAACAGGATACTCTCGGACGTCCAGGACGCCGGAGGAATCAGGGATTTCGTGGTCATATGCGACAACTCCAACAACACGGACGAAACGATAGACAGGAACGAGCTTCACGCGACCATAGCACTCATTCCGGTCAAGTCCATCGAGTGGATCGTCGTAAACACAGTCACCACCAACCAAGGGGCGAATGTGGAGGAAATAGCAAGGGCGGAACTCTAGTCAAGATTCCATCCGTAAATACAAAACGACCGAAAGTCAACAATTTCAAGTCAAAAAGGAACAAGACATGGCACTCAAGGCACCAGGTATCGAAATCCGCGAAATCGACAAGTCGCAGTATTCCCAGGCACCCAATCCGACGCAAGTCTACATCGTTGGATTCGCACAGAAGGGTGAATTGTACAAAAGGATGGTGTTCACGTCCCGCGCCGCATGGCTTCTCTACTATGGAGAACCGACTAACGAGGCCGAACGCTACTTCTACAACGCCTGTATGGAAGTCATCAACCAGGGTGGTACGCTCTATTGCGCACGTATTCCATACGAGAACGAGTCCAAGGAGAAGTACGTCGCAAAGAAGTACAGTGTCGAAACCAAGTTCACGGAGATTCCCGAAATCTATGAAGACTACATAGTCGAGTCAAAGGCTACCAACCTTCTTGACGGACGCTATTCTAGGTTTGGCTTTGGTTTTTCGGACGGAAACGATGGTGCTGTGGCTGTGGTGAATACGGCTGGAGAAGCCGAGCGCATGGAAAAGATCAGCGAATCCGAGAACATAAACAAGCTCGCGTTCGACTACTATTACAGTGCTACGTCTTTCGAATACGACACCGACTGGGTTGCCTTCCGCCAGGATTCCATCTACAACCGTCTTGTTGCGATGTTCGATACGACGACAGAGGTTGGATCCATGCTTGCCCTGGACAAGACTGAGCTTTGGAAGTTCCTGAAGGATACTGAGGCTTTCCAAGGGAAGACCGCTGAAGACGCAACCCCAGTTGACTGGGTAAAGGCGTTCTGCTATGCGTATGAAGACATGTTCGGAAAGGATGCTGTGTCTACCCGTCCATGGAATTTCGTATTCGAGAACTATAACACCAAGGTAGATGGAGAGTTCAAGCCGCTCCGCAAGTTCTTGGAATCTAACAGACAGAAGTTCAATAGTATTGTCACAACCATCAATAAGCTTGAGCCAAAGAAGGCATTCGACGAGTCTGACATAACATCAATGCCGGAACTCGATGATTATCTCTCCGATCCGGCTCTTGAAGGCAAAACAGAAGAAGAGAAGACTAATCTTTTCAACACAGACCTCGAAACATGGAATCATTCCGATCTGAGGTATGCCAACCTGACTCCGTTCGTATTCTTCGAATCTGAAGACAAGTGCAACCTTATGGCATGCTATACTGCGGCTGTCAACATGCTTGGCATCTCCGGGAACACTCCAGTATATTGGAAGGAACTGAATACCATCATAGAGATGAGCAAGTTCCTGGATACAGACCAGAATGCGGCAAAGGCCAAGACTGAAGATTCTGTGGCTCAGTTCATTTCGTTCATCAAAACGACGACCGGAGTGAAATATCTGTCTGGTTACACCGAAGAAGACAATGACGCCGCCAAAGCAGTCCTGTCCGCAAATTCTGCCAAGATATACAACTTCATTCAGGCGATGTCTACCGCAACGGAATACGTTGCATTGAAGGAACTGCTCTCCAGCGCAAGCTTTGAGGACACGCTATTCGCCAAGAAGTGCATCGAATTGTATCTCGACAACACCAACGTCACAGGAAACTGGGACTTGATCACGCTTCGCAAGGCAAAGAACCTGGCCAGCATCAGCGGAAAACCAAGGGTAGACTCTATAATCAGAAACGCGGGTACTCCTGGCGAAACTGAAGAAATCTACAGTGAAGAAGCTAACGACAGCGGTGAGAACTATGACCCGAACTATGCGTCTTACTTCGAGAAGTATCGTACAGTAGTCACTGTACATGATGTGGAATATGTCGTTGATAGCGTCGACAAGCTCATAGAAGTCACAGCCAGACAGCTTTCCAAGGTCGAACTTATCGAGTGCATGACCGATGTTCTCGAGAGCGAGAACTTCTCCAAGATAACAAATTCTGATGAGTTCAATGATCATCAGGCCGAATATGGGTTGTTCAATATCGACGAGGCATATTCTATGCTCAAGTGGTCTGAAATACGCGAAGAAGACCTTAGCATCAAGGATGCGTATATGATCAAGAGTGCTACTACGCCATTCCTCCTTGATCAGGATGCAGTAACCGAATATGAGGCCGACGAAACAAGGGTTCCGCTGAACTCGTTCTACATCGTTGACAAGACCCGCGCCAAGTATGGAAAGTGCAAGGCTGGGGATACTGTCAAGAACAGCAAGGGCGAGGATGTGCTTGAGATCGGTGATGATCACGAGTGTCTTGGCATCATTCCTGTCGTCACTACAGCCGCGAACGCGCTCAAGGCGCAGAAGATCATCGACGCAAGCCACGCCGGAGATGCGCAGTTCGGTCTTTATGAACCTCTCAAGACCGTTCAGACGCTTAATTTCACGTCGTGGTCCAGACCGGTTTCGCCCCGTATCGAAAAGAAGACTGTCGAGACCTTGATAGACGATCTTACTGAAACGTCCATCAAGTTCTACACGAACGATCCGGACGACAACGAGACTGTGTCGCAGATGGCTTCTTCCTTCTTCCCGTCCATCGCATCAACCGACAAAGGTCTGGACAGGGAACACATGAAGAAGATTGGCGTCGTGGTGTTCAAGGCTTTCCTTGACGCCGCAGAAGGCAACAAGATCAGCTTCAACCTCGTCGAATCTTTCGTAGGTGAGCTTGATCGCGGTGCCGTAAACCCGAACACCGGAGCTTCTACGTTCATTGACACGATCGTCAACTCGCAGTCAGAGTACATCTACTTCTTCTCGAACTGCTTCTCGTCCTCAGTCAAGCAGTTGGAGTACAGGAACGAGGCCGACATCCTCCTGATTGAACCTCAGCGCGGCGCGTCTCTCGGATTCTACGAAGATATGGTCAAGGATGACATTTCCCTCACGAAGTCTATCTACGACGGCCTGAACAAGTCCTTCGAGAAGTCGTCCAACATCGACGAAGTCCAGATCGACGTAGTGGTGGATGCCGGAATGTCGAACATCGCGCAGTACATCTATTCGGTGTTCGGACCCGCCGGAAAGGGCGTGTATGACCCATGCTCGACCGAAGCCGCCATGTACAAGCTGAAGAGCAAGGATTCCATCAAGACATGGAAGACGGTCATCATGGACTACTTCAACAACTTCTGCAAGAACGTCCGCAAGGACTGCATGTTCGTCTGCGACGGCCCTCGTCCTCTCGCCCTTTCTGGAAACAAGAAGATCGTCAGGTCGACGAAGCCAGCCAACACGATAGACGCGAACATCCTTCCGTACATCGTGTACATCTCCGGACTCAACACGAACTTCGGTGCCGGTTACTGCGACTGGTTCCAGGTGACGGACGAGTTCTCCGGAGACTACTTCTGGTGTCCTCCGTCCATCAAGGCGATGGGAATCTACATCTACACGGACGCGAACTTCTATCCGTGGTATGCTCCAGCTGGCCTCAATCGCGGAATCGTGAACGCCCTTGACGTTGCGTTCTCCCCGACAAACAAGCAGGGCGGAGAAATCTACGAAAAGAGCTGGAACTACGCCGTAAACTACCCGAACGACGGAATAACGCTCTGGGGCCAGAAGACCCTCCAGGCCAAGCCGTCTGCGCTTGATCGCGTGAATGTCCGTCGTGGTCTCCTGTATCTCGAACGTGCGGTGTATCTGGTTGCCAGGTACTTCATGTTCGAGCAGAATACGGCCTACACCCGCCAGCGGTTCGTGGATCTCATAACTCCGACATTCGAGTTCTGCAAGTCCCACGAAGGTCTGTACGACTACAAGATCATCGCCGACGAGTCCGTCAATACGCCGGACACCATCGACCGCAACGAGTTCCATTGCAAGATCGGCCTGAAGTTCGTCAAGGCGATGGAATTCCTATACATAGACTTCATCACCTTGAGGACGGGCGCAAGCTGGTCTGAAATGTAATGGAGACTCTCGTAGAGTTGAACGTTAGAGCCGGGATAACCCGGCTCTAACTGTCTAGTGAGAACTAAATAAAAAAGATGGAATTGACTTTCACACCGATATCGGAACTTCCAGTCGCCTCCAAGAACAAGCAAGAAGACTTGTTCCTGGCTTCGATCTATGGAGGTTTGTCCCTCGACCCGAACAGCTACGGAGTCGATCCGAAGGCCATATCGTCCTCAATAGCATCAATAATAAAAAAGCACACGCCTCCAAAACTGACGATGGTGGACGGATCGCCTAACGACGGAGAAGGAACATACAGGGCGAACAACAGGGAAATAGTCATATGCAGGCCCGAGACGTCGATCGTGACATTAGGCATTCCCAGGATCATGCGAAACTATTCCAGGGATTTCGCTTATTTCATCCAGAACACGTCAAGCGGAAGAAAAGAGATAAAGATAGATCCGTTTGGGGAGAAGATGGCCGAGTTCTGGGGAAAAGACCCATACGCCATAGACCCCATGAGGGCGAACGAAAACATCATACTGCGGTTCAGGGAAATAGACAACC